AGCACCGACACTTCAAGTGTGAAAATCCACAATAAAAATATAAACAACTACATAGGCAAAAGTCTTACTTGATGACTTAAAACTCATGGAATGGAGGTGGTTTTAATGCCTAAAAACGCAAAACCAAAGGGCTCAACTCCAGAGTCAGTGGAGAAAGCTTGGAAGAAAAATGGAGAGATAGGAGCTACTAAAGCAGCGATTGAAAAATATGCAAGAGTCTTGGATATGACAGACAGTGGAAGAGATATCAAGCCACTCGTTTCCGGTATGTTTGAGGCTATTGACAGATTAAAAGCATTGGAGGCACAGACTTCTAATAAGTGCAAGGTGACTCCGCTCGCTGACATTTTAAAGAAAGCTTCAAATGAATAGAATCGGAAATCAAAATCCGACATTTCGTTATGCCTCCGATTATTCAAAGTCAGAAGGACAATTCGCATCAGAACTGTCCGCCAGTTATGCGCTGACTCCACATCCTTGGCAAGATTTGATTTTGGATGATTGGTTGGCCGTAGATGATACCGGGAAGCTGATTCATTCATTTTGTGTGTTAGAAGTTCCGAGACAAAATGGTAAAACAGGTGTATCTGATCCGAGAGAAACCTGGGGACTTATTAAAAGAGGAGAACAAATCCTGCATACAGCGCAGGAGTTCCAAACAGCCAAGAAAGCTTTTGACAGATTAAGAAAAAAGTTCGGTACCAAAAAGAACGATCCGTTTGCTGAGTACCCGGAACTGAATGCTTTGGTTGACCATTACACGGTTAGTGCCGGGCAGATGGTACTTGATCTGACAAACGGCGGTCATATTGAATTTCGTACCAGAGGAAGCAATTCCGACATGGGACGTGGTGGAACATTTGACCTGGTTGTTGTTGATGAGGCTCAGGCTTATACCGAGGAACAGGATGCTTCACTCTCACCACTTAATTCGGCTGCTCCTTCAGGATCACCACAAACAATATTGATGGGAACTCCGCCGGGAAAGGCAGGAGAAAAAGGAATAGTTTTTACAAGAGCGATTGAAAGCATAAGAACTAATCCGAATCCGGGAGATTGTCTGCATTTATGGAGTGTAGATGAAATAGGTGATGTTACCAATAAAGATAGATGGTATATAACAAATCCTTCGTTGGGATTTCAGTTACTTGAAGATGCAATAGCAAAAGATGCAGCAAAGATGTCTCCTGATATTTTTGCAAAAGAGCATCTGGGAATGCTTCCAAAACACAGGGATTTAATCAATTATGCAATACCTGAAAATGTTTGGAATGCATGCGCTTCTATGGAACCGAAGCCGGAAGGCAAGTTAGCTTACGGTGTAAAGTTCTCGGGAGACGGCTCGAGAGTTGCATTTTGCGGAGCAGTTATTCCGACAGACGGAAAGGCCAGAATATCACTCATTGAATATCGTTCTACAGGTGAAGGAATAAAATGGCTTGCTGATATGTTGAATATGGGTTATTCAAAGGCAAGCTGTGTTGTTATAGATGGTAAAAATGGGGTTGACGTTCTTATCGACAAGATAACAGATGTATGGAAAGCAAAAGATTCCATAGTTAGACCAAATGTTAAAGAAGTAATTGCTTCGGTTGGTATGTTATGTGATGCTCTCAATGAGCAGTCGGTAACTTGGTATGAACAGCAGGAAATACTAAAAGAAAGCGCAACTTCAGCGACTAAAAGACAAATAGCAGGTGGATGGGGTTTCGGTGGAGATGATTCAGCTCCGATCGAGGCTTGTGCGCTTGCTTTTTTTGGTGCTAAAACCAGTAAACGAAATCCTGGTAGAAAAATGTTAATCGGATAGGAGTAAAGAAACGATGTGGACAGCTCTTACAACAAACATGACAATTAGTTCACCGGCACAGATTGTTGGGCTTGGTAAAAGAGAAAAAGTGATGCTTGCGGAATTGTTTGATATTTATAACAAACATTATTCTGCAAATATGGAAAAGAACAAATATTACGAGGGCAACATTACATTAAGTAATGTAAATTTGGGTATTGCTCTTCCTAAAGGAATGAATGATATCGGAATCGGATGTGCCTGGGGAGCAAAAACGGTAGATGTTCTTGCTGCGAGATCCATGTTTGATGGATTTGTTAATGAAAACGGCATATATGATTCTCTTTTAAGTCAGATTGTTGTAAGAAATAACCTTATATCCGAATATATCAAGGCTTGTCGTGATGAATTAAAGTTTGGATGTACATTTGCAACTTTTTCACGAGATGAGAAGGGTAAATGTAAGATCAGATTTCATTCACCACTTACTTCTGCAGCTAAGTGGGACGGAGCAAAGAACAGAATTGCATACGGATTTGCCATTATTGCCAATGAAGAAAAAGATGGCCAAATTATTCCAACAATCATCAACTTTTATACAGAAACAATCACATGGGTTCTTACATATAATAAGACAACGGAAATTTGGAAAGCTGTTGGTCATCCTTCAGATTTAGGAATGCCTTTAATGGTTCCTTTAATTTGGAATGCGACATCTGTTAAGCCTTTTGGCCGTTCCAGAATCAAATATCCAATTCGAAAACTCATAAACAGTTATGTTAGAACAGTTGCAAATGCAACAATCGGTCTTGAGTTCTCTACAGCTCCTCAGAAGTATCTTTTAGGAATTACTGAAGAACAGTATAACTCGGTCATTGATGATAAGTTCAAACAGTATGTTGGAAATATCATTGCTGCTACAGTTAATCCCGAGACTGGTGAAAAACCTACATTCGGACAGTTACAGCAGGGTACGTTAAGTCCTCATATAGAAATGATGAGGATGATTTCTACACAGTTCTCGGCAGCAACAGGATTACCTGTTACCGATACCGGTGTAGTCAATGATGCAAATCCGACATCCTCTGATGCTATTATCGCTCAGACCAAGACATTGGTTGGAATGGCAGAAGAGCTCAATGCCGGTAACGGTAATGCATTAAAGACAATTGCTATAATGGCACTTGCTATAGAGCAAAACAAAAAGATGGATGAACTGACAGACGATGAAAAGGCTGTTGTGGCTCATTTCAAAAATCCTGCAATGCCGTCTGTAGCATCCACAACAGATGCAGCCATGAAGATTGCATCAGTTCGCCCGGGATTTTCTGAGACAGACGTATTCTTGGAAATGGTTGGCTTTGATCAGGCTGATATCAGACGAATCAAGAGTCAGGAACAGAAGGCCAGAGGCGCAGAACTTATCACAGAACTGGATAAAGAAGATAATATAACGGAATAATATGCGTATTTCAAGTAAGGATTGGAAAAATTACATAGACAAGCTTTCCAAGCTGAACAACACCGCCGGTGAGAAAATGAGCGACTATGTTGCCAGGCATGGATTCGATGATCCTAAGATAATCGATTATGCTTACGGACTTGTTACCAAGTATGGCGAGGGTTCGGCTTCACTTTCAGCTATGATGTATGATGCAATCGCAGAAATGGAAGGCAAAATACTTCCGCCTGCAGAGGTTGCTGAGACTCCGGAGTATGGAGAGGTCGCAAAAGCTGTAAATGGTGTCAGAAAGCATTCTCAGAATCCTACATCCTACGGAAATGTGGTTAATCGTCTGGTTAAGAGAACCGGAGCCGACACGATGCTCAAGAACGCAGAACGTGATGGCGCAGAATTTGCCTGGATTCCGTCAGGCGATACATGTGCATTTTGTATTGCCCTGGCTTCAAGAGGTTGGCAGCATATTTCCAAGAACTCCTTGAAGAACGGTCATGCTGAGCACATCCACGCAAATTGCGACTGTAATTACACGGTCCGCTTCGATGGAAGTTCCTCTGTAGCAGGTTACAATCCTGACGAATATCTCGAAATATACGAAAATGCCGAAGGCAATACACCTGAAGAGAAGATTAACTCTATTAGGGCAAAGTACAGGGCCGAGAATAAGGATAAGATAAATGCGCAGAAGAGAGCGAATTATGCTTTAAATAAAGAATTAAGTAATGATAATGACGATAAAACTCCTGTTCTTAAAAAACCAGACTTTTTTGTTGGTAAAAATGGTAAAGTATTGCCTGTTATTTATGAAAAATGGATAGGCGATAATATGATGGAAACTTATTTATCCCAAGTTGAAAGCGAAGAAGCTATTAATTATATAAAATCAGATTTTAGAAAGAAATCATTTATTGGTGATGGCAGTACTGCAGCAATGAGAGAATTTGAAATCTCAACAGGGCTGAACTGCGGAAGAAATGGTGGAAATCATGCTATAAAAGTAGAGGATTTGAAAAATCAAATTCGAAAAAGTTTATTGCACGATATACCTGAAAATGATAAAATATTCTTAGAAGAAATGTTAAAGAGATTAGAGGCGGTTTCTGTATGATAACATATGAAAATTTAGTCAATACAGTTAAAAACAGAATACCTATTTTTTCAGATAAATATGATGAGATGATTCAGAAAGACATTATCGACAAAGAATCTGGCAATCATATTGTTTTTGGTTATGCTTTTACACCGCTTATGGTTGATATTATTAAAAAGGGCGATAAAGAAAATATAGAATTGTTCTTTTCTATTTTGGAAGAGATGTCCTCTTCTACTGATAAGCGAGTGACTGAAGTTTGCGATCAATCTGTCATAGAGGCTTTATACGATGAATTTGGTGACGATATTGATAAATATATGGGAGAAAAAACCAAAGAAGGATTGATTGCTGTAAAAGAATATTTTTATTAAAAAGAAAAAAAGCATCCGAAAGGGTGCTTTTTTGATGAGTTGCACCAGTGCAACTAACGAAAAGTTTAAAGAGCATCCGAAAGGGTGCTTTTTTAATACAAAAAATTACGCAACGTAAGCGGAAATTACGGAAAGGAGAATTAAACATGGGCGAAACTGTTAATCAGGGACAGCAGAATGCAGAAGGTCAGCAGAATAATGCAAATCAGCAGAACACTGCAGGTCAGCAGAAAACTTTTACTCAGGAGGAATTGGACAGCATTATTGCTGAACGTCTCGGAAGAGAACGTCAGAAATATGCAGATTATGATTCATTGAAGCAGAAGGCTGACAAATATGACGAACAGCAGGAAGCAAACAAGACGGAGCTTCAGAAAGCTACGGAAAGAGCAGAAAAGGCTGAAAAAGAAATGGCTGCTATGAAACAGGCTAATTTAATCAGAGAAATCCGCTCAAAAATATCAAAAGAAACAGGAGTTCCCGAGAATCTTCTCACGGCAGACACAGAAGAAGATTGCAAGAGTCAGGCAGAGGCTATCAAGGCTTTTGCTACTCCCATAAACAATCTCAATTTGCCTGACGGTGGTGAAGCAACAGGAACTTCCAAAGAAACACCGGCCAATCAGTTTGGCGAATGGTTCAATCAGGTTACAAACCAGTCATAAAGGAGGAAAAAAACAATGGCAAGTGGTACACCTACTAACAGAACAAATATTAGTTTACCGGTTGATATCTCAAAAGAGATTATTGCAAAAGCTGTTGAATCTTCAGCAGTTATGGCTTTAGGACGTAAGGTTTCTCTTCCCGGAAGAGGAAAAGAGATTCCTGTTATTCTTGGCGATCCTGAAGCATCATGGGTATCAGAAACAGGTAAAAAGCCCGTTTCAAATCCTAATCTTTCACAGAAAATACTTCGTCCGTATAAATTGGCAGTAATTGTGCCTTTTTCAAACGAATTTAAAAGAGATCTTAATGAACTTTATGAAGAAATTAAGAGAAGACTGCCTGCTGCATTAGGAAAAAAATTTGATGAAACTGTTTTTGGCTTTACAGATGCTCCCGGAAGTGATTTTGATACTTTTGCATCCGTAACTGGTCAGGAGATTGGTACAGATGCATATGATGGTCTTGTAGCAGCAGATACAGATATCTCTACACATGGAGGTATTGTAAATGGTTACGCATTATCTCCTCAGGGCAAGGGAGTTCTCCTTGCATCAAAGGATAGCACTGGAAGACCTTTATTTATCAACAATACTTCCGAAGGAGCAATTCCTTATATTCTCGGATCAAAAACCCGTATTGTAAGAGGAGCATATAACAGAGAATCTAATGTAGTTGGTTTTGCAGGAGACTGGACAATGGCAATGTGGGGCGCTGTCAATGAAATTGAATTAAAGATTTCAGATCAGGCAACATTAGATCTTGGTGATGGTAATGTAATTTACCTTTGGCAGCAGAATATGTTTGCAGTTTTAGCAGAAATCGAAGTTGGTTTCCGTGCCGATACTTCTGTATTTAACAAGCTTACTGCAACACCTGAAGTTAGCGGCTAATGGCTGTTAAATTTAGAAATCGATTAACAGGCTCGATTATGTGGGTAGCGGATGACCGAGCAGAAGAGTACAGGCAACTCGGACACAAAGAAGTAGTCGATACTCCCCCGGAAAAACCTACAAAAAGAACCGAAGTTCAGAAATCTGAAAGAAGAAATTCTACAAGAAGGACTTCTAATAGAGATGAAAGAGAAAGGTGGTATCTATGGCAGCATATGCAACATTAGCTGACATCAAAGCAAGAATTACAAGAACATTAAGTGAAAAAGAAGAAACTGTATGTACCAATCTTCTTGATGATGTTGGTGTATTAATTGATGCATTTAATGCTAATGCTTCATCCAATGCAAAGAAAATAGTTTCATGCAATGCGGTGATAAGAGCGATTGGTACCGGAGATTCGGATATACCTGTTGGAGCAACACAGGGTTCAATGGCAGCTTTGGGATATTCTCAAAGTTGGACTATTGGATCAGGTGGTGCTACAGCAGAATTATATCTCTCAAAAACCGATAAGAAATTATTGGGTTCCGGGAACTCCATAGGCTCTTATTCACCGGTAGAAGAACTTGTTCCAAGAGGTTAAAAACATGAAAGGTGTATCTGTTACATTAAAGAAAAAGACACAGACAGGATCAGATTCCTTTGGGCAGCCTATATATACAGAAACTGATGTTGTTATAAACGATGTTCTCATTGGAGAACCGAGTACAGAAGATATTCAGAATGTTTTCACGAGATATGGAAAACAGATTGCATATACATTGGCAATTCCTAAAGGTGATGAAAACGATTGGTATGAAACCAAAGTTGTTCTTCCGTCTCCCTGGAGTGAAACCTTTAATGTTATTGGAGATGCCATTATGGGAATCGAAGCAAACATTCCTCTCCGATGGAACAAAAAGGTTCATCTCGAAAGGTTAAGCGGATGAAAGTTGAAGTAAAGAAATTCAAAATTAACAAAGGTAATGTTAAAAAATTGCTTCAATCCGATGAGGTGATGGAGGCATTAAAAGACAATGCTAAAACTATTGGCACCACAAAGACCTCTTTTGTGGGTTTCGACAGATGCCATGTAATTGTAAAGGATGAGAACGATGCTTATAGAGACAACGATTCGTAATTATCTTTCCGAGAAGATACCAAATGTACCTATTGAAGTAGAGGTACCGAAAAATACATCAAAGTTTGTAGTTTTCAGAGTTATTGGCCGAGGAAAAGAAAATCAGATCAATGCCGTAACAATGGAGTTTTTAAGTTACGGAGCATCTAAATTCGAAGCTGCGGAATTAGATGATTTGGTAAGAACGGCAATGGAAAACATTGTAGAACTTCCTTCTATATTCTCAAGCACAATCGGTGGAGGTGACGATGATTATGACAAAGAACTGAAGTTGGATTTTTATCGGGCCTATTTTAATTTATCATATTAAAGGAGAAAGACATGGGAAACAAAGCATCCAATGTAACCGCCGGTAAACCTAAAATTGCCGGTGCAATTTATAAAGCTCCTCTCGGAACAGAACTTCCCACAAGCACAACAGATGCCTTAACAGGCTTTACTTGTCTTGGTTATGTGTCTGATGATGGAGTTTCAAATGACAATTCACCTGAATCCACAACGATAAAGGCATGGGGTGGAAATACTGTTCTTGCTCTTCAGACAGACAGACCTGATACATTCACATATGCACTCATTGAGGCAATGAATGAAGATGTACTCAAGGTTGTCTATGGAGATACCAATGTTTCTGTTGATGCGAATGGAAATATCTCTGTTAAGGCAACATCCGAACAGTTACCCGGTTTGTCTTGGGTAATTGATATGGTTCTTCGTAATGGCAGAGCAAAGAGAATCGTTATTCCCGAAGGAACTTTAACGAATCTCGCAACAATCACATACAACGATACAGATGCTGTTGCTTACGGCATCACAATCACAGCCACTCCCGATGAAAATGGTGGATCTCACTATGAGTACATCGCAGGAGAGAGCGAAGTTTCAGGTTAAGGAGTTAAAACATGGAAAATATCACAGGCAAAACAAGTACAGGATTTGAATATACCTTTGACAAGAGAGTATTAACCGATTGGGACTTTGTTTCTCTCTTGGGGACTCTTACAGATAAGGAAATCAAAGAATCCGTAAAATTGGCGAATATGAGAAAACTCTTATTCATCGTTCTTGGAGAAGAACAGACCAATTCTCTTATCTCTCATGTAAGAGATTTGAATGATGGTTATGCTCCTATTGAAGAAGTAATGAAAGAATTGGGAGAAATAACATCTGTAAAAAACTGATTCGACTCGCTCTTGTATTGAATAGGTACGAGAGCGAGTTAATTTGTGATTTTGCAGAATATTACCACATCCTTGATTACAAAAGTATAGAACCGGCACTTGCCGGTGTTCTTTTGCAAGGGTTAAGACCTGAAAGCAGAACCAAGATGAAATTAAATAATCAGAAATTAACTCTTGACCAAACCTTATTGGCAATTATTTCTGATGGAATATCTAATTTGGTTTGGCTTCAAGGAAAAAGAAAGAAATCAAACAAACCTAAATCTATTCTTAATTTGCTTTTAGATGAGAAGCACGAAATTAAAGAATACAAAGGTTTTGAGTCTGCTGCCGATTTTGAGAGAAGTTGGCAAAGAATAACAGGAGTCGGTCATGGCTAAAAAAGGTAGTACAGTTGCAAATGCTTATGTGAATTTAATACCTTCAGCAGAAGGATTTTCAAGTGGTGTTGAAAAAGCCATTTCTGAAGGCACACAAGCCGGAAGTAAAAAAGCGAGTGCAGGTCTTTCCAATCTTGCATCAGGATTTGCGATGGGTATTGGACAGGCTGCATTTCAGGCCGTTGAAGCATTAAGCGGAAAAATCCTCGAACTCGGACAGACGGCAATTGGATCATACAAAGATTATGAACAGTTAGTCGGTGGTACCGAGACATTGTTCGGAAATGCCGCAAAGTATGTTGAGGACTATGCAAACACAGCTTATAAGAGTGCCGGTCTTTCCACTAATGAATACCTTGAAACTGTCAATGGTATGGCTGCTGCCCTTAATCAATCCACAGGAAGTGTTTGGCAATCGGCAAGGTTAGGGAATCAGGCTGTAATTGATATGGCCGACAACGCAAACAAGATGGGTACCACAATGGAACTCATCCAGAATGCTTACAATGGATTTTCTAAACAGAACTATACAATGCTTGATAACCTTAAACTTGGTTATGGTGGTACCAAGAAAGAGATGCAGAGGCTCCTTGACGATGCAACAGCACTTTCTGGCATTGAATATGATATCGAAAGTTATGCCGACATTGTAAGTGCTATTCATGTAATACAGGAAGAGATGGGCATAGCAGGTACCACACAGTTGGAGGCAACAGAAACCATTGAGGGTTCTCTTAACATGGTTAAATCTGCTTGGGACAATCTGATTGCCGGTCTTGGCAAAGATGATGCAAATCTCGAAAGTCTGATTGACAAATTGTTAAATTCAATTTTTGGCACAGACAAGGAGAAAGGTTTTCTTGATAACTTACTTCCGAGGGTTGAAACGATTGTTTCAGGTTTGGATAAATTTGCGATTGAGTTAACAAGTAGACTTCCCGGTGTAGTGGCAGAAATATTGCCTCAATTATCATCTTTGTTGCTTAATATGATAACAAATTCAATAAATTCCCTAAATGATAATCTTGATGGCCTAATAGCAAACTTTGAGACAATAATTAAAAATGTTGTTGATACAGCCATTACTCTTGTTACAGCTGTAATACATATGTTGCCGAGTATTATTGAAATGGCAATACAAATTATTGTTACACTTGCAAAAGGTCTTGCAGAAAATATCCCGGAACTTGTTCCCACAATTATTGAAATCATAGAGGAAATCCTTGATGTTATTATTGATAATCTTCCTATGATAATTGATGCATCTGGGGAAATTATCAATGCGTTAGTAGAAGGTCTTATCGAGTCTTTGCCTGATATATCACTTGCAATCAATAAGATAATGTATCAGATTTCGTTTACATTCCTTTCGTTATTGCCTCAAATCTTCGAAGTTGCAGCCGAAATTATATGGACATTGATTGGATCAATGGCAGAAGCACTTGGAGAAATGCTTTCAAGTGATTTTTGGAAACAGGCAATTGGAGACATTAAACATTCCTTTACAGATATTGATTGGGCAGGAATTGGCATGGAATGTCTTGAAGGAATTGCACAAGGATTTGAGAAGAATTGGGAAAAAGTCAAAGGTTCCGTAACAAAAGTTGCCAATGGAATTAAAAATCTCTTCTCTGGAGAAATGGAGATTCATAGTCCTTCAAAAGTTTTTGAAAATTATGGCGAGATGATTGATAAAGGACTTGCGATTGGTATTGATTCCGGAATGGGAGAGTCTGCTTCTAAAGAATTAGCTGACACAGCAAGGAATAATTTCGTAACTTCTTTTGATGGAATTTTGGTTTCGAACTCTCCTGATTCTAACGAAAAACAAATAATTGACCTTTTAATCAGACAAAATGAATTGTTATATCAAATACTAAACAAAAATTACGGAAGAACTGATGATGAGATTTTCAGATCTGTTCGTGAAAGTGCCAATATGTTTTTTGCAACAACAGGAACTTATGCTTTTGGAGAATAAAAGATGATTTTTCAAATAAATGGTCATGATTATACAAAATATTTACAGGATGATACATACAAAGTTATTCAAAATGATATAGGCAAATCTTGGACAGATTCAAATTATAAAAAACATACTCACGAAATATTAAAAGTTCAAGGTTCTTTTAGCATTGCATTTATAAATGAAGAAACATACACACAATTTTTGAATGATATAAATTTTACCAAAAATAATAATAATGGTTATATTGTATGTACTTTGTTTGTAATAAATTTAAATACTACAAAAACAATAGAATGTTTTATGAAAATTTCTTCAGAAAAATTTCGCCCTGTAAATAATGATATAGTTGTTAATGTTCTTAATATTACAATAAATGAGGCTTGATTATGGCTGTTAATTATGCTTACGAAAATCTATTTTATAAAGATTCTGTTGAGAAACAGATGATAATGACATATTCAGGTGGAAGCATTACTAATGAAGATATTCTTGAAGATAATTTTGATTTGGAGGAAACTCTTAATTCATCTGAAGAATTGAACTTTGGAGAATGTAATAGTTCATCAATTTCTTTTACTGTTGGATATTATGAAAAGACTTTAGTTGGAAAAAAATTATCTGCAAAAACCACTCCAAGCGGAGGAACAGATTTTTCCATAGGTCAATATAATGTAATGTCCGATAAGCCTGATGACAATAGAGAATTTCGAAAAATAATAGCCTGTGATGACCTTTATGATGCTTTAAAAAAAGAATGTTTGTCTTGGTATAACACGATTTTACCAGATAATAGTTCATCAGTTACGCAGAAACAATTTAGGGACTCATTATTCACTTTTTTGGGAATTACACAAAAAACACAGACTTTACCCAATGACAATAAAACAATTAAAAGAACAATAAGTGCCACATCTCTCCCAGGAAAGAAAATCCTGTTTAGTCTGTGTCAAGCAAATGGTTGCTTTGGAAAAATTAATCGAAGTGGTCTTTTTGAGTATGTATTCTTGGAAAAAACGGGAGAGGGATTGTTCCCTTCAAATACCTTATATCCGTCAGATAATCTTTATCCTAAAGAGTACGGCATGGCTAAAAAATATACTCATGTATATCTTGAGGGTGGTTTGAAATATGAAGATTATTTGGTGCAAGAAATAAACAAACTCATCATAACTAATTCAAAAGGAGATGTTCAAGTCACAGTTGGCACAGGAAATAATCCTTATATTATTTCGGATAATTTCTTATTGTTTGATAGAACAGATCAAGATTTATTATCAATTGCACAAAATATATATGACAAAATATCAGGAAGATGGTATAGACCAGCAAGAGTCAAATCAATTGGAAATCCATGTATTGAAACAGGAGATGGTATAAGACTATATGCTTCTAATGGCAAACAGATAGATCTTTATGTTTTAAGAAGAAAACTCACAGGAGTTCAGGTATTATTTGATGAATATGAAGCAAAAGGACTTCAAAAAAGGGCAAATAATAATAATTCGATATCTGCTCAACTAACGCAAACAAGACAAGACATCCGAAGAATTGAGGCAGATTATGTAAAGACTACAACACTTGAAGCAAATTATATTACAGCTAATCAAATTGCATCAGAATATGCAACAATAACAAATCTTAATGCCGTTTCTTTGAGAGTTGGGAATATTGAGGCAGATTATGTTACAGCAAATCAATTGTCAGCTGTTGATGCTAAATTTGAACATTTAAACGCAAGTAAAATTGATACAGGTTCAATGAATGGATCTTATATATCCGCCGGTACACTAAAGGCAAACAGATTGGATGTTGCAGATTTCCAAAGTAGTGATGTTTGGGGAGGCACATTCCATAGTACAAATGGTTTTATTTGGGCGAGTGGTTTTAAATACACATTTGTTCCGATGTCACAAGCAGATTATGGATTGAAGAGGAGTTCATCTTAATAATGGAAAATTATAATATAAGAGTTTTGGAAGATAAAATAATTGATGATTTCAATGCAAGTAATGTGCCTATCGAAACAAAGAGATTGATTGCACAAAATGTTTTGAATTTGCTCACCAAAGAGGCTGACAAAGAAATATGCGATGAGATTAAAAAGATAAAGTCAGAAAAAGAACCATCAGACATTCAGGAGGTATAAAAATGGCTTATACTAAAACAGTTTGGGCAAACGGGACAACACCTGCAATTAACGAAGATAATCTTAATAAAATGGAACAGGGAATCTATGAAAATAGCATATCCGGTTCAACTTCCAAAGATGCAATAAATGAAGAAATATCAAAATTACAGGAAGATATTGGAACACATAATTATTTCAATGCCGCCAATATTGAACTTGTAGTAATAAATACTTCAAATAATGTAAGAGCTGGTTGTGATTGTGGAGTTCTCCCTGCCGGAGAATATAAACTTACTTTTGAATATAAAACAGGTCAGTTTGGATATGTATATTTGACAACAGTTAAAAATGGAGTATATACGACAACAGGTATATATTCAGGAAATACTTTTACTGCAGACGGAAGTACAGACTTTATTGTTAGAACAGAAGAAAGGTACGATCCTACAAATTGGGTTTTGAAAAATGTTCGTGTTGAAAGCACATCTGCATTTAAGATTTTAAATCAAGTCAACGCAAACACAAATAACATTTCAGCCTTTAATTCAGAAATTATCCATGTTGAGTCACTTTTTGATGAACTTATAGAAGATAAAAAAGTTACAAGAAATGTACTTCCGCCGTTCTTTCAATCGGGAGACAGCCGTATTTGGTATAGAATCGGAACATTTGATGTCGGAACAACAATGGCTGTGTCTGATAATGATTATGATATTGCTCCTTATTCAACGATTGGTTCGGTGTCAGGCTGGAGTAAATCAATAACATTCACAGATACAAATTACACAGGAATTGCTTTTAGAAAAGCTGATAAAAGTAATATTTCAGGAATGACACAATCGGAGATTTCTTCAAAGATTGAGTATACAATCTATCTTATTATTGGTGGAGAAACAGATACATTCAATAAATTTAGTCATTTT